CTGTATATATTTGAATATGGGAATCCTTGATATCTGCGTCTGAATCAGAGCATTTTTTCGCTACAAAATCCTTTAACTTTTCAAGACTGTCATGACTCACTGATATTCGCGTGTAATATGTCACTCCTACGCCCGTATTTACAGGTTTCCCCTCTTCGGCTATAGTAATTTCAAAATCATTATACATGAACGTACCTACAGAAGGACACAAGTATGATGTCCGATCTTGTTCAACATGAACAGTAAATGTAGTAGACTTTTCATGGTCGGCAATATTTTTTAGGAATAGGTGTTGGTACGCTTCTATGATAAATATGCGATACATCCTATATGTACACTCTCGAAACGTCTTTAATTTAAAGATATTTCACATATGAGAATAAAATGGCTGTTACAACTGTAAATGCTTTTAACGACATGATGGAACAGTTTCTGAGTGAATTGAATATGACATTTCCAGAGAATAAGTCTGTGATAAAGTTTCAGGCTTCATTCGAGCTTCTCAGAAATACGACACCTCGAAAGATTCTTGACAACTTTATGGATGCAGTAACTCCATACACAAAGAAGATTATGTCTCGCGATGAGAAATTCATTACAGATGATGCAAAGAATATTCCTACCATTTCGGAGATTGATCTTGACACGATGTGGAATCAGGCTTCAGAACAGACGAAGAGTGCAATCTGGCAATACCTTCACACTCTTATAGTCCTAGGTACGACAATAAAGAGCTTTCCAAGCGACACGTTGAGCATGATTGAAGAACTCGCACAGAAGTGTGCCAGTCAGATGGAGGACTCACCACTTTCACTTTTGAATCTTATGAATACAATTTCTCAGCAAAAGTAAATGAACGAAATTTTTCGATCGGATCGCATTTTGCAATTTTGGCCATCACCTAAACAAACTGAAAAGGAGCGCGTCATGGCAACGACACGATTCATTCTGTATCTGTCGTGTATCCTGTACATAATTCGGAGAGACGTTCGTATCCTTATAGTCGGTGCACTCTCGCTTGGTGCACTCTATTACATGTACAAAAATGGGATGATATCCTCGAACGTAGTACAGGAACCTTCAATTGAACGACAGACTAATAAAGAACGCTGGGATACTATTCATCAGTATATGGAAGGCAGGTGGTTTTCAGAGCATAATTTTTATACCGCACCAGACATGAACAACTCAGATTTCATAGACGGTGCATATGGTGGTATGCGAATCCCTCGGTGCAGAGATGATAGTCGTTATTGTAACCCAGATTCAAGATGGGGTCGCGGGGCTGAAGAGACTCAGATGAGGGGTGTAGGTGTGGGTCGTGCTGCCGGTGCAACCTCCTAAAAATATTGGTCACAGATAAATGAATCCTGAAGAGATGGTCATGACTGAAGACTATCTTCGGCCCCAAACAACGTTTGGTTTTAAAAAGCAATATTCAGACCAGCCGTTTGATTTCCCGAACCTGTACATTACAGCCGGATTTCCAATCATGAAGTCTGACCCTATAAGCACGTACGCCGATGATCAGAATATACGTTTCAAGATGAGATATCTGGAAAAAAAACCGCATAATAAGTAAATGGATGCATTATCTATTGCAGCTGTAGTGGGGCTCGTACTCGCCGGAAAAAACTTTAGCGCTGATAATGATTCTCCCGTGATTGACAAGCCAAAGTCGTCTTCGTCCCGTCCTCTCCTCGGGGTTGCATGCCCGGGGGTCGGTTCACGGAATCCACGTGACCATACACTTGATTCGCTCGAGACTCGTAATGTAACACCTGATATCGGTAGAAGAATAGGAAGTTCGATTATTCCCCCGAAACAAGAAATTCCAAGTCTTCAGGTACAGAATCAAGTTCAGTTGCCGTTCGGTCAGCCGGTGTACACCACGTTAAATCGCGAAAATGTTTCAAACAAAATGAATAATCTTGCACCTCAGAGTCGAATGCAGGTAGGACCGGGTCTCGGCGTGGGTCCTACAGTACCATCGGCTGGAGGATTTCAACAATATTTCAGGGTTCTTCCTAATAACCCAAATGACGAGCGCCTGATTCAATTAAAGGGAAATACAGGGGGTCCTCCAAATTCAGTTGTGAAGAATGGTGCTACCATGTCTGGGTCTCTCACACATTTTCCTGAAAAGTTATATCGCAGAGATCCTGCACAGAATAGCGGACAGGGTCAGGGTGGTGCCCTGCGGGGCGAGGAGGGTCGTCCTGAATATATCAAAACTGCCAGACCTACCGTGAGAGCCGAGACTGGGTACAGACAGGATGAAGATGACATCCAATATGGCCAATCATCTTACTTTGTAAAGCAACCATATGCAGATATGTCACAAGGAAGTACATTCAAACAACTCCCAAAAGTCACTGATAAAAGAAGCAAACCAGATCGGCCTGGTAATGGGCAACAGATGAATGTCCGCGCTGATCCTCTTGACGCAGGTGGTATAGTGACTAACCTTCGTCGGGAGTATGAAACGAACGAACCGGGTGTACCGAATGGCACGCGGTTCCAGCAGTACATGCAGACTGAATTTTATAAATTTAATGAAGTCAAGTCTCATTCAAATCCGTGGGCTGATAATTTGTCAATTGGAAAGGACATCCTGAAGAAAAACGCATACGCGATATCAATTAATTAGTTCATGTGGGTACCGTAGAATGGCAGTGCACGTAGAGCACGAGGGCCACGCTTGGTGCCTGCATTCTTGCGCGTGGCACGGAATATACGACCCGTACCATATGCACCACCTGGGCTTACTAGGGGCGCGGGGCGAGCCTTACGGCCCTTAGCTGGGGTACGTCTCTTGCCATCGACTAGCACGTACTCACCACCCTTTGAACCCCGCATGATCTCACGACCCAGCGCGTTCATGATACCGGTCGCAGTGGGCTGAGAACCCATAGTCTTACGGTACACCTTACGATCGCCGCGACGGGTGAAATAGCCACCCTTGGTGCCCTTGAAGATGGTACGCCCCTCACGGTCCTGAGTGCCAGTGTTTACAGAGCCAGCCATTTTTGTTTTATACCAAGAAAAAAAAATTTCCATAAACTAAGATGTCTGGTGGTATCACTCAGCTTGTCGCAGTTGGTGTTCAGGATGCATACCTTTCAGGTAATCCTGAAGTTTCATTTTTCCGCTCATCATACAAGAGGTACACCCATTTTGCCGCATCAGTTGAGCGGCAACTAGTTCAGGGTTCAGTTGTAAATAACGGTGTATCGCTTGTTAGGTTCGAGAAGAAGGGTGATCTCTTGAGTCATGTGTATTTCACCGCACAAAACAAGCTGGTGAATGGCCTCGATCCAACTGTTGACTGGTCCAAGATCATTTCAAAGGTGGAACTTCTTATCGGTGGTCAGATTATTGACACACATGATTTTGCATACATGTCTAATGTAGAACCAGTCATTGGGTCCCAGACGTACTCAACACGCTACATCCCCGATAATTCAGCATCCAAGGGATTTTACCCTATGAAATTCTTCTTCTGTAAGGATTGGCAGTCTTCTTTGCCTCTTGTTGCTCTGCAGTACCATGATGTAGAGCTACGCATCACATGGGGGTCGGCCATACCCGTTGATTCGAATAACAATTCCTACGATATCAATTGTTGGACACGGTTCATCTACCTGGATAATGATGAGCGTGAATTTTTCGCTAAAAAGTCGCATGACATGCTCATAACTCAGGTGAACCGCAGCATCGTGTCGAGTGCTTCTTCATATGAGTTTGCCCTTTCTCAGCCCGTGAAGTGTATAGCATTTGAGGCGTACAATTATACAACCACATACAAGACAAATCCATCAGCCATAGGAAATCTCAACTTTAAGATTCAGATTAACGGGAATGATATTGGTGACCATAGATCACTGTATCACTGGCAGGATGTGAATCAGTACTACCTCACGCCGTACGGTTACTACCCTAATGGGTGTGTCGTGACTCAGCCAGCCACTATCCTCACTGGCGTGACGAATCAGACTCTGTTCAGTACCGGTCCTGTTGTCTTGGGTATGCCGATTCGGTTTAGTGATGTCACTGGAATTACGGGTCTCGTTACTACCAATACATATGAAGTGAACAGTGTGACTCCGGTTTCCACTGGCGGTACTCTATTCCAGATTAATCAAACGTTCAATGCATCGTCAAAGGCAACGTTAGCGGTTACATCATCTGGATACACTGGTCTTACTAATGGTACATCTGCATTCACGGCAGGGTCACCTGTTATAACTCTATCAGGTGGCGCAACTACATCTGGAATGTATATAGGTGCTCCAATTACATTTTCAGGGGCAGGCACCATCCCGACTAATATAACACCTTCACAGGTATACTTTGTTTCCGTAATTATCAACTCCACGACATTTGAAATATCTGCCACTCCAGGGGGTTCACCTATATTTGCATCAATTAATTCTGTAGCTCCAGTAGTGGGCAATGTTCCCGCAATTGGTGGTTTATACGGTGGTCTAAGTGCAGCTACATGCACATTTGCTTCAGCATCCCCAAATGTAACTCTAACAAGCGGAAGTACTGCCACAATATATGTAGGTGCTCCAATTACATTTGCAGGGGCAGGCACCCTACCGACTAATATAACAGCTTCTCAGACATATTATGTATCTGCAATTCTCAGCTCATCTACAACAATATTCCAGATTTCGGCTACTCTAGGAGGTCCATCTATCGTTGCAACATCTGCTTCGTCAGGGACCATAGGAGCCACAGTTGCTGCTGTTACCATTACGTATGACCCTACTATCTTGTATGCACCAAGTACATCTGGGTTGTCTTCAAACGAACCGGTGTCATTTTCCGGTGCAGTCATTCCAGCTGGTATCACAGCCGGAACCGTGTACTACGTATCAAACGTGACATCATATTCGTTCCAGATTTCAAAGGGTGGTTCAATCATAACAACCGGTGCACTAATAGACACACTTACAAATCAGGCACCAACAGGTGTCACAACATTCAACGTAATTGAATCAGCCGGCTCAACAAATACCACATCCAATGTTGTCATCATCCCATTCTGCCTTGACACATCGAAGCTTCAACCAACCGGCAGTCTCAATTTCAGTCGCATAGATACGTTCCGTCTTGTCGCCCCACCCGGTGTTTCATTTGCCAGTTCAATTGCTTCTTCTGCATATTTCTACTCGGTAAATTACAATATACTTCGCATCCAGAATGGAATGGGCGGAATATTATATGCAAGCTAAGGTTAGGAATGAAAGATGGAGAGACACAAAGCGATAGCAATACCCGTATACTTTATACAAGGAGAACCACACTTTCTTATAGTTCACGACAAGAGATTTAGCGAATGGACATTTGTCACCGGTGGGTGTCGCAAACGAGAAGTGTACAACCCACTACGATGTGCACTCAGAGAACTCGAAGAGGAAACACGTGGCGTTGTCAATATTACACACGGAAGCTATTCATATTATAAATTTTCAGTAAAGGATGCATATGATGATGTACTCAATGTGTATCATGTATATGTTCTTGATTTTCCAATGTCACTTACAGACCAGGAAAAGATAATCAATCAGTTCATGGCGAATAAAGAACTTATGGATTCTAATAAAATACGGTTCCAGAAACACTACGATGAAAATGATTGTATAGAGTTTGATACGATAAACGGAATTAAACATCGCAAGAAAATTTGGCCGATGATTCAGGAATGGGTTTTGAATAATGTTGATTTCCATAATGCATTGTATTCACACCCAAAGATAAAGTTTACAATAAGGAATTAATAAATAATGAAAGGTGAGCTACTCAAATGGTCTTCAAAGGACGATGCAACCCATCTCTTATTAGATGGTGGATCTCTCAAAGAATCGGATGGATTTTTTGAAGCATATATACGTGACTTACTTCGCGGACACAGGCTCTGTGTCGTCGAAAAAAAGACGAATGTGTTTAGATTTTTTGTTGATGTTGATTTTGTTTCGAATGAACATGAACTTGATTTTGTAAAGGTTGTTGATGTTATTCATGGGATTGTATGCATGGGTCCGTGTATTCTCGCACGAGCTCGTCCCCGTAAAGTCCCAGAAGGTCAAAAATATGGTATGCACATCATATGGCCAGAATCACTCGTTACAAAAGAAAAGGCGCAGGGAATTCGAATGAAAATTTTGTCAGAAATGGGCCCAGATTGGGAAAAGGTTATTGATGGTAGCGTCTACCTGGGAAGTGGACTTCGCATGTTATGGTCTTTTAAAAATGAACCTGACAGTACCGTGTATATACCATGGGGTAGTTTTTCGACGACACAGGGATTCAAGGAATTTGAAGACAAGTCACCATCTGTCGAATTTTTACGAATGTTTAGTATACGGACACACGAAAAGGAGAGTGAAGAAGAAGGTATTCATGACGTATCAGCATCCAATTCTGAGCTCGAACAATTTATACGAAAAAATATGAAGGGTCAGGAACGAGCTCGTATACTAAAGATCAAAATGTGTAAAAACAAACGTGACTTTTGGCTCAGTACGGATTCGCGTTTTTGTGAAAACATCAAACGGTGTCACAAATCAAATCATGTATGGTTTTGTCTGAAACCAACTGGTGTACTTTTCCAAAAGTGTCAAGATGATGAATGTAAAGCATTCCAGGGAACATGGCACCGAGTTCCTCATAGATTGATACCGCGCGAAGAGGAGCCCGTGAAGCGCATGACAATCTCAGACTATTTACCAAGTGGATGGTTTATAGATTTACCCAAAAAATCTTGTAGTGATGGATCATTTTGACACATTTGACGGAACACTCATATCGTTGTATTTCTTTTTAATTTACAAATGTCCCGTATTTTATATCAGCGGAAGGAGGAGATTCACTCTTTTCAACATTTGGGTACATGGCTGGAATGTACGGAAATTGTAAAATTAATCTCGTGCACAACCAATAGAAATGAGAGAATTTTGGGTCGTTGTACTCGTTGTCATTGCGATGATGATATTTAAAACAGAAACTAAAAAACCTTCTGAATTCCAAGGAATGGAACATGTCCAGTGGGATGGAATAACACCGGACATGTATCATGAATTGGAGGATCGTATACCAGAATCACATAAAATGGAATTTAAGAAATCCTTTAAAGAATTAATGGCTTCTAGAGGTAAGAATGTCCCTGACTACTACCAAGACCCGATCAGGGAGACTCGTAAAGAAGCCGGAACGATACGTACCATGTGAAACAGTAGAGGATGATTACAGTGATGATCCCAGTGACGACGACGACGATGACGACGACTTTACCGATGATGAAGATTCAACTGACGATGACGACGATGATAGTGATGCTGACGAAGATGGAAACCTTAGAGATTTTGTTGTACCAGACTCTGATGAAGAAGAAAATTCTTCACAGGAAGAGAGTGAATAGCACAATATCCGTACGGTTCAAGAAACTGGATAAATTCGTTCGTGTCGCTCGGTTATCTTTTCAATGATCCTTGGAGAACATCACGCTCCACGCCTTCAACATCAATCTTCGTTATTGAATCATTTCCATTGTACACGTCATCAAGCCTCTTTAAATTAATTTGTATCTCTTTTTCATGTGCACCAGGACACAGTATAGAATATCCACCGATTTTACGGTGGAATGATATTTGAAACAGCTGAATTTGACGGACCGTCTTCTTCAAACGGAAACACCTTGAGTCGGGATGTGTCGCCAATTCCAGGTCCGTCAAACATCGGACCTATTGACTTGGGCAACACCTGAAGGGTACCTTCAAACACGGAACCTCGTACAGATGGACCATTCATATCCTCCATCACACTTATTGCTGGGTATTCACTCATTCGTGGGCGCAGAAGAAGAAGCGCCATCAGGAGCGTTAGAAGTGTCAGGGTCAGCGTCCTCTTCATTCTCCTCTACGATTGTACCCGCATTTTCTTTGAGACGTCGGTCAATCTCAGCCTGAACCTTCTGATCAGCGAGCTTCACAATGTCATCAATAGTCATGTCAGGAAACTGAGCCTTGAGCTCGTCAATAAACTCGGCTGGATGGGGGATGGGCGGTACATCAGGCTTTGAGTAGTACTTGGAATTCTCGTCAGCTGGATTTGCGTACGAATCACCAAAGGGCTTAGCCATCATATCCTTCTTGCGCTGCTCAAACATAACGGCAGCCATGCGCTGATTCTCCTTGTACTTTGTCATAATCTCCTCGAGCTTCTCATTAGTATAATGGACATCCTCGATACGATCACGGTCAGGTGGAATCAATAGCCACTTGTACATGTCAACTACATAAATGTCAAATGTTGCATCCTCCTTATGAAGGCGCTTAGCATGCTTCTCAGCCTCATCCCTTGAAGAAAACGCACCACGAATCTTCACACCAAACTTGTCCGTCTTTTGTGCACACTCCGGCCCAACGATGGAAATGCATGCAAAAAGCTGACCAGGAACTGTCAGGTAATCGGTCTCGTCCATTCTAGTAGTAAACCGCGTGTATTCTTTAAACCTCAATTTAAAACATGGCCTTTACCGATTTGGTCTTGTATTGAACC